CCCCAGTTAGGAAGCTGGCACCCAAGAGGCGCGAGCGACTTCACAACTCAGGCAAAATTACCTCCACCTGAGCGCGGTCGGCTGTCTCACGACGCGGACCTAAGGTACCTGAAGTGCAATAGACGCCAAACCAGATCAGGTATGACGGGGTTACCAACCCCGACTGTCCAGACCCGGCTTAACGTCGTGCGCCTTCGCACAGCAAACAGCGGCACTACATCCTTGTCTTTCGAACGCGCAGGACGCGCGCGGGGCTGGCCATTCCGGCCGACCCCCAAGGTTGCAGCAGTAGCGCCGCCTAGTACGGCCAGAAGTTCCTCCGGTTCTGTTGGAGGTCGTTCCCTATCTAGCACAGGGGAGGAGCGTAGCTCCTGCCATTCCCATGTGTGTCGATCGCCACACCATCTCCGTTCTGTTTGAATGCTGGCCATAAAAAGGTCCAGCGGAACGGTGATAGCAGTGTCGGCCGGCCCGTGTATAGGGCGCAGCAGTTTGTACTCATCGGGAAGCTCGCGGATACACACGTCACGCACGCTTGGTAGCGTGGATTCGTGAGTTAGCATGACTCCATTTCCGATTTTGATTAGTGCCTGGATGTTATCTGGCATGTAATCAAGTACAAATGGTCGTACGTTCTTGCCGTGAAAGAAATCCGCCCCGCATGACTCTCTGAACGGCCCGTGGATGAACGTCTTATCAACGTTTGTCCTAAAGCCGCAGAATTTGAGGGTCTCGATCAGAAGGAGTGCAGATGATTGACGTACAGCAATGTCGTCACCATACACGCCCACGGTCTTGACTCCGCATTCATCAGAGCACGTAACAGCAAGTGCCCAGAAGATCAGAGTTTCGAGCGGGAAGCAGAAGCCATTCCCATCGACGTGAATTTCTCGTAGCGCGCACGGACGCCCTTGACCTTACACAGGTACTCGGGCGAACGACACGCGGCAAGAGCATCATGCCACCGACCAGGGAGGAAGAATTTAACCACCAGACGCGCAAGCGAATCTGATGCTCCCTTAAGGTCGATTGTAACAATGGGGTCGTGGCCGCCTTGTGAACCTGCCCTGGCAAGGGCTTGGTTCCGGGTCTGATCGGTCAGGTCGATGCGTGCAACGGTTTTTAACAGCTGGGCTATAAGATTTCCAAAGCCAAGCTGTATGAGACCAGTCACTGCACCTTCCGCTCCAATAGTACGATCCGTTTCGGCGTTCTTTGGTACAAATGCGATTTTGTTGTAGTCACAGTAGTTCAACCTACGAAGCACCTCGACCCGGAATTTCTCGGGATCGAGGCAATGCACACCCCCGCGAGTATCACAAAACTGCTCGCGAAGCTGCGCGTGGCTCCATAAGAGTCCTACCGCGTACGGGGCTGCAGACGGAACGACGGTTAGCGCATCGACCTTCCGAAGAAGGTGAGTCGCGTCGCCGCCTAAGTCAACAGTGGATCCCGGACCAAATCGAGCCAACTCGTACACCTGGGATAGGTCGGGTTTCTCCCCTAGTACCCGCAGGATGAGCTCACGCGCCCTAAGCAGCCGTTGATACATGGCTGCCGGAAAACGTTTTGCTCCAAGCGTCGTCGCGCGTTCAAGCGCTAAGAACCGTTGGTTTGTACGTTTACAGGAGTGTTCGGCTTGGAGGAATTTAGTCCAAGCCGCGTCCCGAAGAACGTTCTTGCCAACGCCCGGAAACGGGACTTTAACGATGAGGCTCGAAAGTTGTGCCCATCTGAAGTGCTCAGATGAATCTCCGTACATCTGTGAGGAGACATTTTTGGCGAAGCGAATCAGGGCCTTCCAATCACGCGCCCGGGCAAGCCCGAGTACAAGATTGGTGGTGTTCTGATCAACCTGTAGGTCCCTACATGCTGCGCTCAGCAAGTGGTAGTATACCACCTCCGGTTTGTTTAGCCGGTACTCTTGAGCTTTGGGTTTCATTCTGATTCCCTTCTTCGACGTGATGCACCAACCACACCAGCAGGTTCGCGAGAACCAGAAGGATGGAGAGTGCGGTTAGGCGTGGTCCCATAGGCCGTC